TTTTATTGATTTTTTTTACTTCTTTTTTAACCGCCACAACTTTCTCAGGAATAAACACGCCCTTAGTTGTGCCTTCTCCGTAACTTGCTGCAATCAAATCTACGCCCGCAGCAATCGACGCCGACCGTTCAGGTGTAATTTTGTTAATTTTATTAATAAGATTCACTTGTTTGGCTTCGTTTGATGTTAAAAATACATCAACTCTAGAATCCATTGAAAACAATTCATCAACGCTAGTACCTGTGATTTCTTTAAATTTTTCTAAGTCAATTTTCGCCTCAAATGCTTTTCTTAAATCGTCGTTTGTTCGCTTTAGCATCGCTTTCATTTCATCAGTAAACAACTCTTTATTGTTTTCTATGAACTCTGGAAATGCTGCTCTATGAAACATAAAATCCGAAACGTCCAACGCTTCAACATTGTCGGCGTATAAACAAGTAAATGCAGCCATTGAATAGGCTTTTCCATCTACTTTAATTTTCTTGATTCCTTTAAATTCTTGAAATTTAGCTATAATACCAAACCCAGCTTGAACGTCCCCGCCCCCTGAGTTGATTCTAACAGTAATATCTTTTCCCTCAGAATCACTCACATCATTGATGAACATCTCAGCAGAGAAAGTGCCTATAAAGCCATAAAAAAGAATTTCTTTCATACAACAAAATAAACCAATAAAAATAATTATTCAAAATGATTTCCCAAACTTTGGGAAATTTTTTACTATATTTACAACCATGTCCGACAAAATAAAAATAAACGAGGTTAGAATTAGACCTATTTCCGACGATATGTATAAAACAATTACGAACATATCCCAAAATTACGGAATCACATGTTCGTCGCTTTTAAAACCGTTAATCGGTAAACTTATCGACGAAACCCCAGAGCGCTATAAGCAGAATGTAAGACACGATTCAGATAAAAATTAAACCGTTTTTTCTGGAGCCTCTTCAATACCTAGATTTTCAGCTTTCTTTATTTCTTCTGCAAATTTCTCCATATTTAAATCAGAATCGCCCCCGCTTAAAATCTCGGTCGATTCCTCAATAGTTGTTAATGGAATATTTGCAGCCAACGGACCTAGTTTCGCTCTCTCAGCGTTAACCTCTTTTAATGGGTCAATGTGTGGAAATTGAGCGCCAATAAATCGACATCTAGTAAAAGCCTCTACTTTCATCTTGTCCCCAGAAATAAACGCATCTAAATATCCATCGAATGAAAAATTATTATTAATAATATTCATGTGTAGCCAAAACTCATAGATAGGCTTGTAAAACTGGAATATAAAATTATTACGTTCCACTTTCAAAGTATGCTCCCAATCTTTAGTCGCGGCTCTGGATGCTGAAAAACTATCTGTATATAAACTAAACGCAACATTTGGAGGAATACCAATCGCGGCGCATATTAAATTCGCGTTTGTTGTGAAAAAATCATTGAAATATAACTCATTTTTAGATTCTAGAGATTTTAATTCAGAACCTGGAGGCATGTTAAACGTTTGCTTGTTCGTTGATTCTGTAACAAATTGAGCCAACTCATTACCAGCAGAATCAACAGGATTTTTTGCACCGTCTGAAGACTCTGTATTAAATGATTTCATAACGGCGTCCGATAGTGGTGAAATTCCAGACCCGTCCAAGTGGTGAACTATTGCATACGCTATTTTTTGTCGTTCCTCAGCGGATGAAACCGTAGCCTCTTTATATCGGTCGATCGCTTGAAGAGTTTCAAGAACCGACGCAATCGCTGGTAAACCTCTATTACTGTCTATTCGATATTTATTACCCGCAACTAAAAAAACGACTCTCATTCCAGTAGTGGAATCAATCGCGCTTACCCTCTTAGTTTCTCCATCCGATTGGCGAATCCAGTAGGCTATAACTTCGTTTTTTCTGTTAGTCTCAACTCCGTTTACAATTCTATTGTTTTTAATTCCCTCGTCGGAATAATCATTATCAACATTACCCCCGTCAATTAACTGAACGTTTACATTTCCTTTTTGATATCTTAAAATAACGAGCGTATCGCCCCCTATTTTACAAGACTTATACGCCTCACTCGCGTACATACCTAACGAAGATTCACCATTATAGCTAGATAATCTAGAATTCGCCCATAAATCGAACATGAATTCAATGTTTCGAGTCTGTGAATCAATTTTCGCGTCTTTCCCTACAATTGATTTAATCGAAGCGTTTTGAAATTTCAAACCTTTTCCAATTACCCAAATCACGAACTTATCCATGATTGTTTGAGCGATATCATTTTCTAGATACGCCTGCCATGATCTCATTCTAATTCTATTGTAATCTATTTCGTAGTGTATAGGGTCGCCCATACTTCCCGTATCCGTTTCACCGTCATATCCTAAAACATAAGATTGCCCGTAGTACCCTCTTCGAGCTGTTATTTCTTGTGGGTATTCGGCTATCATTTTTTTTCCTTCTTCTTCTTTTTCATCTGAAAAAAAACTCTTAATGTTATCAATTATTTTCATCCTCTCAATGTTTTTCCGTTAACAATCCGAATAATTCTAGGAGTTATATCCGCTTCGTATTTTTTTCTCAATTTTCTGTACATATCAATCGCGTTTAACACCTCTGAAGGTGTTTGATATCTTACGCGCTGTCTTGTCTGACCAGTATCTATTTCGTACTCATATAAATTACCTTTGGTCACGGAAACCATAGCCGTTTGTAATAAAACAGCTATAATTTTATCTATCTCGATAATCATAGTCTGAGCATTTCCGCAAACGTTTAAACCGAAATCAACTTTATAATATTCTATTTTATCACTCATTTTTGTAAATTTACTAAATAATTATTTAACGTTTGAGATATTACTCTGATTTCCTAGCTGGTCAACTTGAACGTCATCAATTATACCTCTTTTTATTTGCTCAGTTATATGAATACTTAAACGCGTCCAAATCTCAGTCATTTTCTGTTGAGCAACTGGATGAACGTCCCCCATTATAATCTGGTCGTTTAATATGTCGTTTGCTAAATTATTAAAATCTAATGCCATTTTTTAAAGTGTTTTAATTTCATCAATTTTACTAAGAGTTATATCCGCTAGTGACGGCGAAGCTGGTACTGAATTCGGTATTGGAATAATCGGCGTTGGTGCGCCCATATTTCCCGTATGCTGGTGGGTATTAAACGCCGTTACTAAGTCGTTGAATTTATCATTTAATTTATTAAATTCAGATTCCAATTTAGAATATCTAACAGCATTATCGGCGTCTCCTCCAATCTCAATAGTACCGTCTTTTTTTAACCAAACGAAAAATTTAATATTTCCGTCATCGTCCTGAGAATATAGTCTTTTTTCTCCAGACTCGGCTAATCCCTGTTCGCTTAAATAACCAATTATAACCGCGTCCCCTTGAACTCCAGTTTCAGAAAATATAGCGGTCATTTTTTCAATCGGTCTAGAATCGTCTCCAGCTGGTCCTACTTGAATTTCCTCACGTATATCATTTTTTCCAAAACGTCGAACGTTTACAAACAATTGTTTGGCATCGTTGTATTTACTCGATATTACTTTAACGATGTTAATCATACCCTCTTATGTATATTAATGTCTCTAAAAATATTAACAACCTCGTCATCATTATACGCCTCTGGTAGTGTGCAAGTGAGCGTAGCAGACTGTTGTTTTTCATTTCCTGTAAAACTTACCGATTCAATGAAAAATTTCGCTTGATGCCAAACGTAAATTTCTGGGTCGAAAATTAAAATAGTATTATTTGGACGAATTATTTTACCGTCAATTTTCCATCTATCAATTTTTATCACAAATTTCAATGCGCGTAATTCATTTCCAAGCGCTCGACGGGCGGCTTTTTTTGTGTCGTTGTCGTCTCCTGAACTTTGGGTAATTACTTTCGGACGATAAACCGATCCTATAACGTATGGATTTCTTATAGTAACCTCGCCCGCATTTCCCTTTCCAGAGCTTGCTTGTCTCATTACTGTTATATGCGAGTGTACTTGTTGACCATTAAATACCATTTCCAACTCCAAAGCTGGCAATGATTTATTTTCATCCGTTAAATCTAAATCTAAAATAGGCTTACCATTCGTATTAGCCGATGTGAAAAGTAAATTACCGAATTCGTCGTGCGATAGAACGATATCCTTTTGCGTAGCCATTTGGGTTAAATAACTCTTAACGTTAGTCGTTGGAGAAGTGGATGAAGATTTAAAACTGCCCGAAACAACATCGGCTACAGATGGGTCTATAATAACACCTATTTTAGGCTTGAACGCGTCCCCTATTTTCTTTGCAATCTGACCTAACGACAAACCATTTGATTGGATTGGGTAAATGTTTGGAGGAATAGAACAGTCCTCCATAGCTCCAGATGTTGAATATCCTGAAAATTGAGCCTCAACACCCTCGGCTGTATGTCTAAATGATTGGGTTAGTAAAATACCAGTAATTAACCTTTCGCCTTCGTGTGAAATTTCTACATCGTGAAAATGAGATACACAAGATATTTCCTTATGGTCTGGATTTTTATAATCGTAATTAAACCGAAAACTAAAAGTAGATGCAATTGAGTTATGAACTAAATTAACACTAACCTCGTTAAAATATTTTATAATTCGATTATCAAATCTGTCTGAAATTTTTAACTCCATTTACACGTAATAGATTACTTCTCTACCTTTTTTAAGCGTTAATAATTCGTTTAAACCTATGTTATTATTTCGAATGAATCTATCCATATTTTCATCCTCAGAATCTAACCCGTAAAATCTATGAGTTAATAAAATAATATTTGAATCAAAATCTAAAGATACGATTCTCTGCTGTTTTGCATGTAAAGCAACTTCTGACAAATTTGACACAACAAAATAGATGCCACCAAATAAATTATACATCATATCAAAATTTGGTACGTATGAATCAGTTTCATCGTTGGTAGGTGTCTGAAATCCATCAACAATAGAAATATATAAATTAAAATTATCTAGTATCAAATCAGAAACTCCAATTACATCAGTAGCATTTTCGTAGTCATCTGAATTGAGTGGATTTATTGCGGTTAAAAACATAGCCGATAACGTTAACCCTGCGTTAGTTTCAATTATCTTTTTTTCGTTAGGAGTTACTATATTAGTTATTTCAGAAATAACAGTATTAAACTGACCTACCAACATCGTTAATCTATCCTTTACCGTTTGTTTTAATTGAAAAGGGTATGTATATACATTCCTTACTGTTTGAATTGCCTTCAATGGGAATGAAGTCGCGTTTACAACCGCGTTTGTAGCTTCATTAAATAAATTAAAATATTCATCCAGTTGATCCTGTAGTTTTATTTTACCTTTTATTTCTTCTCCAGTATCTTCTAAATTTTCGGACATTAATTGCTGTTCTTGAGAACTCAATGGAGGCCCTGAAAAAATATCCTCAGCCGCATTGTTAATACCTACGGCATAATCTTGAGCAAATCCAGCTGGTGCGTCCTCAGACTTTGGAAAGTCATCAGATATAGTTTCAATCAAAGCCCCAGTAATTACAGAGGTGTTAAGACCTGCAACATCTTGAGTTAAACTAGTCGGGTGGCAAATGAATTCCTCAAATAAAGGATGCCGAATTAACCAGTATTTTTTATTTTCTGCACTCGTTAAAAACTCCTTAGCCTCGTCCAAATGGTCGGCGCCTTGAAATACTATCATCATTTCATATCTATCACTACGTTTTAACCTACGGTCGATTTTAGACCCCCTTATGTTTGGATAGTTATATTCTGTGAAATTGAATTCAAACGACCTTTTATAAAATGAATATATAGGCGTGTAAACTCGACCGTCCCCAGTTTCTATAGATATGTCGTCTTGTATTTTTGTAACCCAACTCATAGTCTGAAATCAAATTGTTTTTTTGCCTCCTTAATGAAAATACTATTAGAACGCTTGCTAGTTCTATCGGCGGCTTTTTTCATAAATTGTCTTTTTCTTACTCTTGTATTTCTTCCTTTTTCATAGGAGTAAAGAGCCTCTAGTTTTGGTTTTTTCCCACTAGTTGAAACAACCCTCCATAAAATTCCCTTTTCAGATAAAACATAACCGTTATCATTTGCCGTAAAAACAGCCTGAAAAAATCTTTGTTTTTCACTACTGCCAGACATATCTTTAGATTCTACTTTATTTTTTATTTTACTTAAATAATTTATTTTTCGTACCCTTTTGCCAAATTGACCAGAAATTCTAGCTCCTTTTCCTTTTCCTCTTCCAGATAATGGTATAAATGATTTACCTTTAATTATACCTCCTTGGTCTTGCTGTAACATATCTTTAACCGCCATACCTGACGTTTCTTTTTTAGAAAACCAACCGACCTCAGATTTCATGGAGTTAATATTTCCTGTTTTCCTTGCAAAATTTACAGTAGTATTTGCCTTTGCGAAATTCTTACTCCTAGCTATCATGGTGGTATTAAACGCTATTGGTAGCGTTTTCTTTTTCACATTCAGAGCTAGGGCGTTCAATGTGTTCGCCGTAACTTTTGGTAAATCTTTTTTGTTTACTTTTTCTAGTAAATTCGAAAACTTAACTAATTCGTCGGTATTTACGTCTAGAATTCTCATTAAAATTCACCTAATACAAATCCAGTTTTAATTTCCTTCAATATAAATGTGTGGTCAAGAACACCGTCTGAATTTAATCCAGACAATTTACTTGTTATATTAATTTGATTTCCTTCTGCCAATCTCATAGTTACATCTATATCGTTTGAAACGTCGCTCAATGTTCCAGAACTTACGATTAAAATATAATCTTTTCCAGAATCAGGAACAAATGTTAGCTTATAAATTCCAGCACCAGACCGAACGGGTACAAAGACTATAGGAGTGTCCGTAGCGTCCAATAAATTATTTTTACCAGTTGTTACAACTGGTGTATTTGTTCCAGTCTGAGTAATCTTAATTCTAGCCTCTTTATTATTTGAATCAATATATTTAGAAATAGCTCGAACTAACTGAAATTCTCTAAGAACAGATCCACTAGATTGGCCCTCATCTACACCATTGAAGGTGAATCCTGTTAAATCCATTATTCTATTAAAAAACTGAAACTGGTCATCTACAGAGTTGTGGTTTACAGCAGTTCCAGGAGTAGAACCTACTCTATCTTTTATGCTTCCATACGGTTTTGCTGGGGTTGGTGGATTTGTATTTGGTAATTGCTGAATTGATCTTCCCATGATTTTTAATTTAAATGTAATTTACAAATAATACTCCAGCTTGATTTGCTGGTTTTAATTTCATTAATAATTGCCTGAATTCGTTTTTTCTATTTACGTCAATGTTTATAAAATCGCCTAAAACTACTCCAGAAATATAAAAAATCCCTGATAAATTATCGCCAACATCAAAATATTTATCTGGATTTTCTTCTATGTTATTGGCTATCATGTTCTCAAAAATAGAACCTGACAAAGTTGAACCGTATTCAATTTCATCCGAGTATTGACAATCTCCTCCAAATTCAGCAATTCCCGTAGCCTGTATTCCTACGTATGCCGATGGGGGTAGTCTATCAATATTTCCATAAACAAAAACATTCGTAAAACCAGCATCATTTAACTGACCCTGTATGTAGTCGAATGATTGTCTAGCTAGAACCGTTCCAGGGTGATTATATTGTCTTAAAATTGCTAGTTTCCTGTCAGCAAGTGGAACGCTAGAATTTTGAACTATCATACCCAATCTTAACTCCCATTTCGTAGCGTCGTCTTCTGTAAAATTGTCGTTATCGGCTAAAATAGAATCTAATATACCAGCAACATCACCAACGGTTCCTCCTGTAATTTCAGCGATAGCAGATTCACGTCTAAAATTAAACGTGTTTTCGTTCATACTGTACGCTCTACCTTCTGGTAATAACTGAACTGTTAATTTTAATATGTCGTCTTTATAACTCATTAAATGAACGCTATACTATTAAAATACGGTATATCTCCGTTTATAAATTGATGACTTACCTCTACATTTCCACTAACTTTTAAAACTGGAGTATCGAAAATTGAACCAGGAACAGCATCCAATATAACTGAACTAATATTATTTAATGTAGTAATATCATTTCTATCAACAACGCTATCGACGCCACTTAAAAAAGGTCTAACTTTCGCGTAATAACTAGTAAGCGCGTTTTCAATTAACGTTTGCTTGTCTGGTGTTAAATCTACATAATTATTTATTTCAATATCTACATTTAACGGTGTGATTGGTAAATAACTAACTATCGTAGTTATTGGCTTTCGGCTAGGATTATTACCAATCGGTAATTCTATTGCGTCTGAAACTGCTTGAATCAATGCTGAATCTGGTGTACCTTTTCCATCAATTGAATCTACTACTGTGGCCTCTATAAATAGATCTACTGTATTCGTATTTCCTCCTGTTGTGTATGGGTACGCCTCTGATACTCCTTGAACTTCATTCGCCCATAAGACATAATCTGCTTGTGCGCCTCCTTGCGGGTTTAATCTGAACGCCCTTAAAATATTTTCTCTATATTCTGCAATTGTTTCGGCCGCTATTGGCTCGGTATCTATTCCTGTAACAGTAGCATTTCTGTCAATTAAAACCAATGGAGCTGTAGAAGTTAATGTATTTCCTATTTGTAGATCACCATCTAATCCAGGAGTTAACGCCCTTAATAAAATCGTATTTGGTCCTGCAACAATTGTATATGCAGAATCTAATACGTATGTTAATCCTGGCGAAAGTGAATCGTCGTCGGATTTAAACTGAGTATTTGCAGGTATAACAGCTCCTATCGTTCCAAAAATCACACATTCATAAATTCCCGCAATTGCATTGAATGGATCTCTACCTAATTTCACACGTCCAAACCTTTCGAGCGTACCGCCTAAATCTTCTGGGTCGGCCGTGTCTGCAAAAATATTTTTCTGAACCTGAGCCGCAAAAAGATACAACAATCTAAGTTCAGCAGCTTGAACCGCCGCCATTGTTCGAAGATAATTCTGTCCTGTTTGTGGAATCGTAATATTGAATTCCGCCTCTAATTCGGATAAAATTAAAACATATATCTCTTGAGTTGTTGGGATATGGTTCATATTTTTATATAATTAATGCAGCTATTTTTAAAGCTAAATCGGCTAGAGTCGTTGGTGCAACAGTATCGACTAAATCTACTATCATTGCATCCGTACCAGTATAACCAGGTATTTGTAAATACCAATCCTTACCCGATGTCATCTGAACCACAACACTATCGCCGCTTGAATCCGCATAAACTCCAGAAATATTAGACTGTTTAAAATATCTATCACCTACCGAATTCATTGAATCCGAATAAATACCAGGACTTACCGTCACTAATACACCGCTTGATACTACTACTAAATTTGCCATTTATTTTTTATTTATCAATTAAAATTCCTCTCCATCCTCCTGAACCTTCTGCCCCTGACTGATCCGACCATAATGTTATTTTAACTATCGACTGCTCAGGTATTAGATTCATAAGTTCTAAAACTGGTGAGATTGTATTATTTAAATAAACACCATCTTTAGGATTAAAAACACCCTGATTTAACATCCCGTGAGAATCTGTCGATTGAATTTTAAAACTACATCTTTTTTTACCAGCTTCTTCAGCGTGCCACGATTTTAATAATAACCCGCAACCGTTAGGTACCATAAATGTAGTAAGTTCAGATGAATTCCTACCCACGTAAATCATATCGTAAACTAGCGTTGAATCTGATTTTTTAAATATTTTTATGTTACCAGCCGCAACCCCTGACGAACCTTTTTGAGTTGTTGTAATGTCGTTAATAAATTTAATATCAGAATCAGTAAAATCGACTGGAGTCGTTCCGTTTAAACTTATTATTTCAGTTTTTTCAAGGCCATCACTAGCTTTGATATAGTGAACTCTTACTTTCTGTAATCCTGTACCTGTAAGTTTATCTTTTGAACTCTCAGAGACTATAGACATTTGCTCACCCATATTGTTGGGAATTGGTATAATACCTATCGCTTTCGGAGATAATTCATTTCCTCGCCAAAGGTCCTCACCGTTTTTTCTGTCAGAAGAATTGGCGCCTATTTTTTCACGTTCACCGCTTCTACCTATAATTCTATGGGTTTTTATTTTTCCAGCCCCTATACTGATTATGTCAACATCATTCTCGCTTATTAGAACATTTAAAGAGTCAGAAATAATAGTATCGAGTTCAGTATATTCTCCAGCCGATAATTCGGATTTTACATAAATCGTAATAGTGTCATTATCTCCGTTTACTCTAAATTTTTTAACTAAATCTATTTTATCGTAAAAACTAGATGTAACAATTCCCTCCCATATACTAACTAGGTTATGAGAATTTGTTATTGATTTACTTATTGGTACAATTGCCATTTTTTTAATTTTTTAAGTCCAAAGTTTATTTATCCAAATATTAAAGAATTTCAAAGTAATATTTTCATTCGACTGACTAACTCCAAATATTTGAAGCGCTTCAGCTTTAGATCCATTAATAGGGTCGTAATTAAATGAAGTTGTTACCTCGTTATCCATTCCCGTCCTAGACGTCTTATAGGCCGATGTTTGAGAATTTATTAACGATCCTGGAATATTTGTTTTATCAGAATAAGTTCTATACTCAATTCCCGCAACCGCGTTATTGTTTGGTTGGTAAACTGCCTTGAAAATAATCTGACAAGGTTTGTCAATTAAAGATAAATCGAAAAAACTACCAGCAACATCATAATTACCATGCCCTATTTTTACGCCTCCTTTTGATGAATCTATTACCGATACAGAATCATTTGCCAACAATGTTCCTACAGAATTAGTAGGGAAACTCTGACCACTATCAATAATATGTAACGTTGTTGATTCCTGAAAAACTCCAGTTTGAACTTGACCAGTACCACCACCCGAAATAGGCCATATATCCCAATCGTTAGAAAATTCAGCCTCTTGAAATTCTAAATTAATGCCGTAGGCGTTACCGTTTGGAACACCTTGTAATACGCCACCGAAATATAATTCACTTGTAACCGATGCCCATGTAGGCTTATTTGTTGGGTAATAATTGACTATACCACTATATATAGAAGGTTGCGTAATTGGTACATCTATATTGATTGTACAATTTTTACCGTCTCTTATGTTTTTACTTCCATTAGAAATTAACGTCACATTATATTTAGTGGAAACTCCAGATGTTAAATCAACAGAATTAACTTTTACATCTACATTTCTTGCAATATCGCCAGTTTCGTTAATGTTTATAATCGAACCAGATATAACACCATCTAATTCGGCCGTCCTACTTACTGAATCTAAATCTGTGTGACTTACTTCAATTACCGTTGGATTTGATAAATTATCGATATTAAACTGTTGCGATTCTGGATATCCTGTTCCATTATTTGAAAACCAACCGCCTATTATTCTATCTAATTCGCTTGAATTGTAAAATTCAAACCACATCTCAAGCAAAGCCCCAGATTTAATAGGGTTATTTCCTACAACTAATTTAATCCAGTTATCGGATGACAAAATAGGATTATTTATAACCTCAGTCGTTCCGTTTGTAATATTTATTAACGAAATTCTAGATATACTGTCAAGATTCCATTCAGGAATTTTAACCGATACAGATTTTAAATAACCATCTTTTTCAATAGTGAATTTATGCACCATTTTAATTACTGAGGTGTCTGAGTTGCTAGTAAATTGAGCATCTAAATCAACAGCGTTTGAAGGTAGTCCAGTATTTTGAGGGTCTAGTAAGTCTTTAGTTTGCGAGTTCGCAACACCCATCCACGAATTTCTACGCGCCCAATCATTTTTATCGTAAGTGTCCCCCTCTATTTGGTCATTTTTCCAAACTACTCCAGAATTACCTTTCAATGTGATTAAGAAAAAATCGGTATTTATAGTAATCGTACCATACGACTCGATGTTTGCAACATCAAACTCAATATACCCAGTTTTATCAGTTTTATTCGAAAGTCTAACATAAATCTGATTAGTTTCATCGCTAGAATCTACTAATAAAAAAGTATCATTATCTCCGAAATTATTAATTGCATCGAATTTAAACGCTGAGGCTAAATCATTTTTATTTATTCTAAACTTCGTTGCCGCTGGAATTGATGATTGGTCGAAATTAAAACTACCAGCCCCAGGATCTACACTTGGAGATGAAAACGTGACTAACTTCCAACGACCCTCACCCCTTGTGTTGGCGCTATTGGAAATAGCATTTACCTCCGTTTTTATCTCATTCATGTCACTAGCCGTAACCTGATTTTTCAGAGGTAATCCGTTTTCTCTTAAACTTTCTTTATCTTCGTAAGTTATAGCCATAATGTTTAAAGCTCTAAATTTAGTAAATTATTCAATGCAATTCCATCACCGACCAAATTATCTGGTAAATTATTTCCGAATTTCAATTCTCCTAGTGTTGCGTTCCAAATGAAAATAAATGTATTTTCTTTTAAATCCTCTGGTTGGAATATTTTTATTTTAATGATAACAGTATCTACACCTCTATAAAACACATCAACATCTATGTTTGCAAAATCATTCATAGGTGTTAAATCAGATTTAACCGTTTCAATTATCTGAAA